CTGACAAGAAGGAATAGACTTCTGGTCTAAAAGACTTTAAATCCAAGAATTGCCTATCATTATTGATGGAGAACTATTCTGTTTTTTATAATAACAATAATGTAAACAGGAGACAAATATGTCATCACAAATAACAACAGCATTTGTAGAGCAGTATTCTGCCAATATACAAATGTTATCACAACAAATGGGTTCTCTATTAAGAGACGCAGTTAGAATAGAATCTATCGTTGGAAAAGATGCTTACTTTGACCAAATTGGAAAAGTAACAGCTCAACTAAAGGTTAGCAGACATTCTGATACACCACAAATCGATACACCTCACTCTAGAAGAAGATGTAGCTTGGCAGATTATGAATTTGCTGATTTGATTGATCAACAAGACAAAGTTAGATTACTAATTGATCCAACTTCTTCTTACGCAAAAGCAGCAGCTTATGCAATGGGAAGAGCAATGGATGATGTAATTATTGCAGCAGCACTTGGAACAGCTAACACTGGAGTATCTGGTGGAACAGCAGTTGCATTACCTGCAGCTAACATTACAGCAGTTGGTACTGGTGGAGCTAATACTATGAACATAGCAAAATTAGCTTTAGCAAAACAAAAACTTGATGCAGGAGACGTTGATCCTTCAATCAAAAGACACATTGTTGTTTCTCCAACAGAGATTCAAGATTTGTTAAATAACACTACTGTTACTTCATCTGACTTCAATACAGTTAAAGCATTAGTACAAGGTGAAATTGATTCTTTTATGGGATTCAAATTTCATGTGTCTAATAGACTTACTACAAATGGAGCCGGAAATACTCAATGTATTGCCTTCGCAGAAGATGGTCTTTTACTTGGTATTGGTAAAGACGTAACCGCTAGAATAGACGAAAGATCAGATAAATCTTACGCTACTCAAGTGTATTACTGTCAAACAATCGGTGCAACTAGAATGGAAGAAGCGAAAGTTATTTCTGTTCTTGCAAACTAATCATAGCTTAAAGGAGAAATAATTATGGCTAACTCAACACAATACGCAAAAACAGTTGCGGCTTCACCATCAAAGATCAGTACAACTGAACTTCATGGTAGAGTGAGAGTAGCATACGCAGATTTTACTGCAGATGCAGCTCAAGAAACTATCAATATGTTCAAGTTACCAGATGGTGCTAGAATTATTGGTGGAAGATTAAATCATGCAAACCTTGGTACAAGTACAACTGTATCAGTAGGACACGCAGCTTACACACAAGCTGATGGTACTGCTGTAGCAGCAGATGTAGATGAATACAAGGCAGCAGCCGCATCAACTTCGGTTTCTGCAGCTAACATTGCAGCAACTACAGCTTTGGGTGAAAACTCATTAGTAGATGCTCCAGATGGTTTAATTGTTACAGCAACTACTGCTGGCGGAAATGCAACTGGACTTATCACAGTTCAGATGACATACGTTCTAGACTAATAAATAAAATTTTAGGCGGGGAAGCGAGAGTGGAACCGCCTAGAGTGCATGAAGAAAATACAAGATTTAAAACCTGTATTACATTTTAAAAAAGATAATTATGTGTATAGGTATGTATTAGTAGATAGGTTTCAAAACGATTCTAAAAATCATTATGGCTTTGACACTAAAGAAGAGAAAACAACAGAAGAAATATTTGCGTTAGAAAAAGATAGACAAATCAGACGTAAGTATATTATAAGGAAGTAGTATGGCATCAACAGTAGATATTTGCAATGGAGCATTAAACCAATTAGGTGCAACAACAATACTTTCATTAACAGAAGATTCAAAAAATGCTAGACTTTGCAACTCAAGATATACTCAAGTAAGAGACGCAGTATTCAGATCACACCCTTGGAACTGTTTACAAAAAAGAGTAGAGTTAGCACAATCAACAACTACTCCTCCATGGGGTTACAAGTTTAAATTTGATTTACCGGGTGATTGTTTAAGATTATTAAGAATATTAGATTTTGATTCAAACTATCAAGTAGAAGGTAAAGCAATATTATCTAATAATGAAACTATGAAGATATTATATATATCAAGAGTAGAAGACCCAAATCAATATGACGAATTATTAAGAGAAACATTATCTGCTGCATTAGGTTCAGACATTGCTTATGCCATAACATCAAACAATACTACATCACAAAACATGTTGGTTACTTATCAAGAAAAATTAAAAGATGCTAGATTTGTAGATTCAACAGAAGGTCAAAACATAAGACAAGAAAATGGTATGTCAGATATTGTAGATGCAGGTACGTTCATAAACTCAAGGTATTAGTAAATGGCTAGAGTAGCTGCACAACTTTCAAACTTTACAGCGGGTGAGTTATCTCCTAGATTAGATGGTAGAAATGATTTAGCAAAATATTCTGCAGGATGTGCAACTGTAGAAAATATGGTTATCTATCCTCATGGCGCAGCAGCTCGTAGACCCGGAACAACTTATGTTGCAGAAGTAAGAGATAGTTCAAAATCTACAAGACTTATTCCTTTTGAATTTTCAACTACACAAACTTACATACTAGAATTTAGTGATCAAAAAATTAGATTCTATAGAGATAATGGTCAGATATTATCTAGTGGTTCACCTTATGAAATCACATCACCTTATTTAGAAGCAGAATTATTTGATATTAAATTTGCACAATCTGCTGACATTATGTACATCACACATCCTAGTCATAAAACTAGAACCTTATCTCGTACAGGTCATACATCATGGTCATTAACAGAAGTAGATTTTACTAAAGGACCATTTTTAGATGCTAACATTACCACAACAACACTAACACCATCATCTGCATCAACAGGATCAAGAACTATTACAGCATCTGCGGTTACAGGTATCAATGGTGGTTCTGGATTTTTAACAACAGATGTTGGTAGACAAATACATTTTAATTCTGGTTATGGTACAATTACCGGCAGAACCAATACTACAGTTGTTACAGTAAATGTAACTACAGCTTTTACAAATGCTAATCCTATTACAAACTGGTACCTTGGAGCTTTTTCTGATACTACTGGTCATCCTGCTTGTGTAACTTTTTTTGAACAACGATTAGTATTTGCAGCAACACTTAATAATCCACAAACAGTTTACTTTTCTAAATCTGGTGATTATGAAAACATGGATGCAAATCTTGGTGGAACTATTGCAGATGATGACGCAATTATTTATACAATCGCATCCAATCAAGTAAATGCAATTAGATTTTTAGCATCAACTAGAACTTTAATTATAGGTACTGCAGGTGGTGAATTTGCAGTTAGTGGAGGTGGAGATAATGATTCAATTACTCCTACTAACATTATGATTAAAAAACAATCTAACCATGGTGCAGCCAATGTAGATGGTATATCTGTAGGTAACGCAACATTATTTTTGCAACGTGCTAAAAGAAAAATTAGAGAACTAGCTTATAACTTTGATGTAGATGGTTATACAGCACCCGATCTTACCATCCTTGCCGAACACGTTACTGAAGGAGGTATTGTAGAGATGGCATATCAAGAAGAACCTTTAGCAATTATTTGGTGCGTTAGAGGAGATGGTGAATTAATTGCATTAACTTATCAAAGAGAACAAGAAGTAGTTGCTTGGCACAGACATGTTTTTGGTGGAGCATTTGGAACTGGTAAAGCAGTATGTGAATCAGTTGCAGTTATTCCAACAGAAGATAGTGAGTATGAATTATATATGATTATTAAAAGAACTATTAATGGTGCTACAAAAAGATATGTAGAATATTTAAACACATTTGATTTTGATGAAACTGATAATACATCTTTTAATTTTTTAGATTCTCAACTTTCTTACAGTGGCGCAACATCAACATTAAATGGTAATATTTCTAATTCAGCAACTACTGTTACTGTAGCATCTGGAACAAACTTTACATCTTCCGGAAAAATAAAAATTGATGGAGAAATAATTACTTACACAGGTAAATCTACAAACGATTTAACTGGATGTACTAGAGGAACGCAAAGCACAACTGCAGCATCTCACACTTCTGGCGCAACTGTTAAACAAGTTGTTAATGCTGTATCTGGATTAAATCATTTAGAAGGTCAAGTGGTAAATATTTTGGCTGATGGTGCAACACACCCAGAAAAAACTGTATCATCAAACGCAATAACATTAGATAGATTTGCAAATAGTATTAAAGTTGGATTGCCTTACACATCTTTATTAAAAACTATGAGAATAGATGCTGGTTCAGAAAATGGTACATCACAAGCTAAAACAAAAAGAATATATGAAGTTACTGCAAGATTATATGAAAGTGTTGGTATTGAAGTAGGACCAGACTTAAACAATATGGAAAGAGTACCCTTTAGAACTTCTGCCGATCCTATGGATCAAGGTATACCACCTTTTACAGGAGATAAAGAAGTAGAATTTAGAGGAAATTATGATACAGATGGATTTATGATTGTAAGGCAAACTCAACCTTTACCTTTAACAGTTTTATCACTATACCCAAGGCTAGTAACAAATGATGGATAATACACTACATATAGTACCTTATACAAAAGAACATGGACAGTTTATATTATCCTGTCAAATGAACCACAAAGTATTAGAAGCAGATAGACACTACATTAATGTAGAAGGTGATGCTAAAAATTTAGAACAAGATCATTTAGCTTTTACTGGCATTGTAAATCATAAACCTATTTTTGCAGCAGGTATGAAAATTATTTGGGGTCAAGTTGCTGAAGGTTGGGTTATAGCATCAAGTGAAATGTGGAAACATCCATTAGGTGTAGCAAAAGCAATTAAAAAAGATTTTGCTAGAGTTGCAAAAGAAAATAATATTACTAGAGTTCAATCTGCAATTAGAAAAGATTTTAAAGAAGGTTTAAGATTTGCAGAATGGTTAGGATTAGAAGAAGAAGGTTTAATGAAAAAGTTTGGTTTTGATGGCACAGATCAATATATGTATGCGAGGATATTTTAATGGGAGCAATACCTTTTCAATTAGCAATGGGAGCAGCTCAATACAAGGCTCAAGGAAAGATTGGTAAATTCAATCAATCAGTTGCAAATAGAAACGCACTTATTCTTGAAGGTCAAGCAGATCAACTAGAAGCAAAAGCAGAATTTGACATTGCACAATTTCAAAAAGATTTTAGAAAAATGGAAGGAGAAACAAAAGTAGCTCTTGCTAAATCTGGTGTTGTTATGGATAGTGGTAGTGCTTATAATATACAATTATCAAATGCTTATGAAGCAAAATTACAAGAACAATTAATTAAATATAATTCAGAAGTTGCTGTAGCAAACAAAATGGAAGAAGCAAACTTTGCAAGAATATCTGGTCAAATGGCTAGAAACGAAGCTAAACTTGCACAAATAAGTACAGTTGCACAAACCGGATCAAATATATATTCAATGATGGGTGGAGGAAAAAAAGCATAATGCCAAAAATACCTACATTTACAGCAGAAGGATCAATAGAACAATTAGCTGGTACTACAACCAATATTCAAATGAATTTAAATAATAATCTTGCAAGTGCTTTAGCACCTGTAACAGAAGCTGTTGTTGATTTTAAAATAAAAGAAAATGAAGTACAAAATAAAACAGAAGCTCTTAAATTAAAAAATGATTATTTATCAGAATCTGTTTTACTTGAAGATCAAATTAATCAAGATAAAATACTTTCTGTAAATAAAGAAGCTGCAAATAAATTTTTAAAAGAAAAAAACAATGCTTACATAGAAAAATATTCTGCATTAGCAAGTAATAGTGCTGTTAAAACAATGTTTACAAATTCAGCTTTGGCTGATGTATCAAAACAAATTTTTAGTGTTGATGCTGAAATATCAAGAAATATTTTACTTCAAGCAGATGAAGTATTTATTGATGCAAAAGAAAAATTATTTTCAAAAGCATATTTAAAAGGTGGTATTTATAAAAAAACTTTAGAAGAAGATACAAAACAATTAATTATTAATTCTTATAAATCAAGAGCAAAGGCTGTAGAATTAGAAATAATGTTAGGTAATGTTAAAAGTGAAATTTCTTATTTTGATGGAGTACAAGATGTTCAACAAACTCCAAGAGCAGCATTTTATGCTTTAAAAAATGAAAAAAATTATAAAGGTATAACTACAGAACAAAGATTTGCTTTAATAGAAAAAGCATCAGCAGTAATAAGAGATCAATTAAGTACAGAATGGAAAAATTATACAGCCATGGTTGATGCTGGAAAAGAACCACCAGAATTTAATATGAAACTTGCACAAGAAGTTTTTGGGGGAGAAGCTGCTCAAAAAATGTTACAAGAAGAAAGTGTAAGAAAAGATGCTGTTGTTAATACATCACTTATTATGACATCACCTCAAAAAGATGTAAATGAATTAGTTAAAAATATTATAGCTGAACAATATGAAATGTTTGATGAAATACCTGCAGCAGCAAATGAAAAATATTATAGAAATATTCTTAATAAAAGAAATGAAGCGTTATTATCAGACCCAGTACAATTTATTCGTAGCACTAATAATGATATTAATTCTTTATTTGACGAAATTCAAAATGATACTAATGCAGAAAGCAGATCAAAAAGTCAAATAATTTTAGCTCAAGAATTAATTAAAGAACAAAAAAGATTAGGTGTACCATTAGAAAATCAAAAAGTTATGTCAGATTCAATGGCTTTAGGATTTATAAAAGAATATAATGATTTAGGTTTTGAAGGTAAATCAAAAGAAAGACAACTTAAATTAC